ACCGCCGATGTCCTCGGTAACGTCACTGCCACCGGAAATGTGTCCGCTGAGTACTTCCTCGGTAACGGTGCTCTGTTGACCGGCATTGAGCAATATGTGCTTCCCTCCGAGATCACTGCGGATGTCCTCGGTAATGTGACTGCCACCGGTAACGTGTCCGCCGAGTACTTCCTCGGTAACGGTGCTCTGCTTTCCGGCATCGAGCAATATGTGCTGCCCTCTGAAATCACCGCCGATGTTCTCGGTAACGTGACTGCCACTGGGAATGTGTCCGCTGAGTACTTCCTCGGTAACGGTGCTCTGCTTTCCGGCATCGAGCAATATGTACTGCCCTCAGAGATCACCGCCGATGTCCTAGGTAACGTCACCGCCACCGGTAATGTGTCCGCTGAGTACTTCCTCGGTAACGGTGCCCTGCTTTCCGGCATCGAGCAATATGTACTGCCCTCAGAGATCACCGCCGATGTCCTCGGTAACGTCACCGCCACCGGTAATGTGTCCGCTGAGTACTTCCTCGGTAACGGTGCTCTGCTTTCCGGCATCGAGCAATATGTACTGCCCTCAGAGATCACCGCCGATGTCCTCGGTAACGTCACTGCCACTGGTAACGTGTCCGCGGAGTATTTCCTAGGTAACGGTGCTTTGTTGACCGGCATCGAGCAATACGTGCTGCCTTCTGAGATCACCGCCGATGTCCTCGGTAACGTCACTGCCACTGGTAACGTGTCCGCGGAGTATTTCCTAGGTAACGGTGCCCTACTGACAGGCATCGAACAATACGTGCTGCCTTCTGAGATCACCGCCGATGTCCTCGGTAACGTCACTGCCACTGGTAACGTGTCCGCGGAGTATTTCCTAGGTAACGGTGCCCTACTGACAGGCATCGAACAATACGTACTGCCCTCCGAGATTACCGCGGATGTCCTCGGTAACGTCACTGCCACCGGGAACGTGTCTGCGGAGTATTTCCTAGGTAACGGTGCCCTGTTGAGCGGCATCGAAACATATGTTCTTCCCTCGGAGATTACCGCCGATGTCCTCGGTAACGTCACTGCCACCGGGAATGTGTCTGCGGATTATATCATCGGAAATATCGCATTATTGACCGATGTCACTGCCACTGGTAACGTGTCTGCTGAGTACTTCCTTGGCAACAGTGCATTGTTGGCCGACGTTACTGCCACTGGTAACGTGTCTGCGGATTATGTCATCGCGAATATCGCATTATTGACCGACGTCACTGCTACCGGTAACGTGTCTGCGGATTATGTCATCGCGAATATCGCATTATTGACCGATGTCACTGCTACCGGTAACGTGTCTGCCGAGTATTTCATCGGCAATGGCGCATTGCTGACCGATGTCCCTTCCACTATCCCGTCTGAGATCACCGCCGACGTCTTTGGTAATGTCACCGCCACTGGAAACGTGGAGGCTGCTTACATCGTAGGTAACGGTGCGAACATGTCAGGTGTCGCAACGTTAGACTCTACAGGTTATATACAGCAACAATATCTCGACGGATATCTCACTGTACCACAGGGTTATGTCGCAGATACGGCAGCTCGTCTTGCTCTAGGCGGGGGTGATCTACCCATAGGTTCTCTCGTCAGACAATCGGATGACGGAAACTCGTATCTGCTAACCGCATCACCATCCAATGTCGACCTAAATTGGTTGAATTTCGAAGGCGCAAATTTCCCGGTGAATACTGTATTCGGACGCACTAATGATGTTTTAGCGGCTTATGGCGATTACTCCGACGACTACATAGAATTGTCTGCAAATGTTGGAACAGTTCCGGGAGGAAACTCGCTGTCTGAAGCATTGGAATACTTAAACAACCGTGTCACGACGAATCTCTCTCTAAGTGGCAATGCGACAGCTTCATACTTCCTGGGTAACGGCGCGCTGCTGACCGGTGTAACTGCTACGCTCCCGACCACCGTCACTGCGGATGTTCTCGGCAATGTCACCGCCACCGGAAACGTATCTGCAGAGTATTTCCTCGGTAATGGTGCACTTTTGGAAGGCGTTTCGACTACACTTCCGACCACAATTTCTGCGGATATTCTGGGCAACGTTATCGCTACCGGGAATGTGTCGGCCGAATATTTCGTCGGAAACGGCGCGTTCCTAGAAGGCATTGCTCCTCCTGCTAGATACTTGGCGGCAGTGCGGGCTACAAATCAAACCATCTCGTCTGGAAACTGGTCCAACATCAACGTCATTATGAATTCGGTTCGCGAGAGTGACGGTATCACGTATAACTCTACCACGGGGGTGTTTACTCTGGAGGGCGGAGTCACATACCGCATTACTGCGCAATTAGGATGGCAAGCGGCGTCCAACTACTTCTACGCATTTAGACTAGTCAACAGCACCACTGGTGTTCAAATTGGCCCATCGTCGGAAACGTTGCCACCGTCTCTCACATCTTCCAATACTCCCGCTCCTGTTCTTGATATCATAGTAACTCCTTCGACGACCACGGATTATCGTCTGAGAACTGCAGTGGGTATGACAGCAGGTTCTGGCGAACAAATACGGTCCGACGTAGGAACGTTCTTGAACATCGTCCAGCTTGGTAGTGGGTGGAATACCGGTCTGCCGTCCACGGGAAACATCGACATCATAGGTAACGTGACGGCCCCTGGAAACGTCATCGTATCTGGGCAAGTAAACGTCACCGGGAACGTGTCGGCAAATTACTTCCGTGGTAACGGAGCGTTGCTGACGGGCATTCCCAACGGTCCGGCGTTTTCGGTGTACTTTGGAAACTTGGCAACTCAGACGATAAGCACCACTGGTAACACGACTCCATTATACTCTAACGTCGTGTATGACACTAGCGGCGGGTTCAGCTTGGCTACTAGAGCATACACGCCAGGGGTTGCTGGATATTATCAGGTAAATGGGTCATGTGCATGGGGACCTACCGCGGGATCTGGTGAAATGCAGGTTCATTTGCTCAAAAATGGATCTAGACACAAGACTCTGACGCAAATATACTCATCAGGCGCGTCGCATAACTACATCACATCAGGGTCTTACATCGTGCAGTTATCCAACACCGATTCCATCACAGTTTCCATCGCTCAGACTATGGGCAATACTCAGACTATCATCGGCGGATTAGATACTGGGTTTACAGCCACGTTGATCGCCAAGTAAAATCTTAATTTTGTCTTACATATTTGTCGATATGGAGATGTTTTCGTATCGACAAACTAATTAACGAACAATGCTTTGTTATGATTATGAAGCGAAAGCTAAACAGATCATATCGTCAAATCTAGTCTGCTTATGATCGCACCTGGAAAAGTGTTTAGCTGGCGAAAGCAAGACCCCCCATACCACTCGCTATGCGAAGAACGTTGAAATTGGGGGCGTAAATCTGAACGCGTCCACTTGGCAAGCTGGCATTCAACACGACCTGTAGTTGCGCCGAATCGTACCGAGTGAAGTTGGCAGACCCGTTAGGCTGCTTGGAGTCGGCGTCTTCCAACGCAAACGAGTATACATATATTGACTTGCTTGGCACGCGAACGTGATGTTCGTAGGGTTGCACTAGACGGAAATAGGCACCTGGGCGTGCAGAGAAGCGATCACTACCGTTGATAATGAGTTTTACCTCTTCGAACACCTCAGTTCCATTGCCGACGGGTAGAGGAATCTCGTAGTCGAAAATGTTATTACCGTCAACGGGGTCGGAGTCATACGTGCTGGCAGCTTGGTAAACGAAAACAAGTTCCCTTACGGGGTGGTTGAAGTTTAGAGTAAATTTACGGTTCTGAGAACCAGATGGGGCGGTCGGGGAAGTAACGGGCTCAGACCCCTGCCACTGCAACTGAGTAACCAGGTATTCGTGTTGGATCTCTGACATCCTAATGCGTTCGGGCGCATCTAGGAACACGTAGTCGCAGTATAGCTTCATGTTGGTTATCGCGAGGGGTGTCGCGCCGTTCTGAGAAGTCAGACTGGTGATGGGGTAATTGCACTTCACACAATTCAAATACGTGTTGATGTCAAAGTTCATTTTCAGTTCGTGATATGGAAGGGCGACCAGAGGCATATACAGCCCAGGGTTCCTGTTGTAACAGAATTTCATCGGGACGTAGTAGGTTCCTCCGGCAGCCATGCTGAGGTCCCAGTTGTTCTTGTAATATGTAGGATCGTAACGCCCGACCATCTTGTTGTATCCCGCTAATTTCTCAGAGGTTTCCGTCAGCTCAGTCCACACGTCCCACCAGTTGGAGTAGTGCTTGTCTATCCGCTGACCACCAAGCTGGAGCTCGATAGAGTTAAACAGTGCCAGACCCACTCCATTGACATAGCGCAAGTTAGAAGTTGGGATGCTCACGTTGGAAATAGCATTACTCACTAATCCGTTCCCGACAAAGTTCATGTAGGGCCATGTGATAATGTTGGCGACATACTTAGACGTATTCCCAATGTCAGAAACGTTGGCACTAGAAGTGTAATAAGATCCATCCACATTGCTATATGCCGCAATAAGGTTGGAATACACACCGGCATTGTTGGACTGCCAGTAGTTACCGGAGGCATCCGTGAATACGTTACTCAGTGCAGCCACGTTGGTAGTGTTGGTGAGCGTCGTAGACCCCAGGGAAATTGGTGGGGTAGGGGTGATGTTGTACCCTTGAAGGCTCGGCAGAGTGACCTCAATCCACACGGGGCCGCAAAGATCACCATTACGAGAAATCGTGACCGTCGGGAATTTGCCGAAGTCCTCGATCCCGTCGAATTGCTGCTGAATGCTCTCGAGCGCAAAGTTCGTGTATCTCCTGTACACGGACTTAAAAAACGTGATCTGGGGATTTCCGGTGAGATATACATCCTGAGCACCGTAACTTACGAGCTGCGCAAT